GTGAAACAATACGCTGAAATACTACTATCTTAATATTTGATAGATCCATGTCTAGGTTTATACCGTTTGCGGTAATTACCTTCATGCCTTTATTCATTAAGTCAAGGAATGGAATAAGCATACGGTGATGCCATAAGCCCCCTTCATGGTTGCGAATAAGTAGTATCATATTTTTCTTTAAGGTATTTAATATAGTCACGTATGTCTTTGCTTATTGTAGGTCTAGGGATATTGAGCTTTTTGGATAAGGCACGCTCACTCCCTTCTTCGATGTAAAGTGATAGCAACCGTTTACGATACCATTCGTCCTCGCTATCGGTCTTATATTCGTAGGTCTCTGCTTCAATCCATTGCAGTAAAGACTCCTTTTCGAAATTATAAACTTCTGTTTCTTTTTCAATTCCTGATAATTCCACGTTGGCAACCTTACCCCACTTTCGGTAGTTGTGATCGTAAGCTTTTTTGAATTTATCACTATTCCAAATCTTTAAAGCAACGGCGGTAAAGAAATAAACTTTATTCTTAATTGATTGAATGTCAAGGTTATTGTTAGTGCTTTTTTCAAAAATCCAAATGACTGTTTCGGAGTGGAGGTCGTCGGCTAAATTGTGACCTTTAGCTATATTATTACAAATGTCTTTAAATTCACTATTGTAAAATTCCCTCACTAAACTTTTTAATTAAGTCCTCCAAAGATAAATAAATTTGTTTACTGCTTAAATTTTTTAACCTGGTTAATTCGTCAAATCGTTCCGTACCTATTTCAGCCTCAAGCTTCAAACCAAACTCGTATTGCCTGCCATAGCTACCAACATTACATCCGTAACATTGGGGTCTAGCGTTATCTTCGTTCCACCTTACCGATTGATGTTTCCTGCTCCAAAAGTGACCGCATTGGATCATTTTAACTTCATATTGTCGTCCGCAAGTGTAACACTCGCAATAACCGTTGTTGCTGAATTTCAACCTAATATACTTTGAAAATAAAGCATCTAATTTTTTTATGTCTTTTTTGTTCAAATTTTAACCAATTTAAAGATTAGTTTTTAATCAATAGTTAGGACGGGATTCGAACCCGTGAAGCTCTCGCATGGTTTGCGACTCGGTAACCTCTCCTCCTTATTTTAACACCATATTCCGCCACCTAACTATTTATTATTACTTTTTGAAATATTCAATCAATTCATCTATCTGATCCTTAATCATTAACCCTAAAACATAAACCCAATATCCCAGCAAAATTAGGATTGCCGTTCCAAAAAAGGATATTATTAAATTTTCCATGTTTGCAAAAGTATTACTTTTTTTTATTCCTTAGTTTTTTTAGGTAATTATTTAACGAAGTTAGAAAGTGTTTCCAAAGTATGTACGTGCTAATTAAACAAGCTGATACTATTACCGCTACAATTAGTAAAGCTATAAGTGATGTTGCTGTTTTCATTTGTTTATGTAATCTTTAATATGTTCTAAACTCTTTTTAATTGATTCTATTTTTTGCCTATTGTAACCTAATAAGAAAGCATGAGGTTCTGTTTGTTGTAAATCATTTTCAAACAATTTATGTAATTCAATTGATTTTAACAAGTCTGTAATTAAAATCTCAACGGTGTCTAATTTAAAATTGGTCTTCATTGTATTGGTTTATTATTATGTCGTTTGTGAAATTATGGTTTGGCTCTATTGTTTGAGTTGGCTTTTTAATCCATGATCCAAATGGGTAGGCTTCGTTTAATTCTTGATACCTGCCGGAGTCTAGTTGATATTGAAACGTACTCATTCCGATACCTCCCCAATGGCTAAATTTTACTTTTTGAATATAAACGTGTGTAAGGTTTTGATCGAAGTCACGGTAAACACATAATCCGTTATCAGTTTTATTAAAAAAGTTAGCTGATCCGGATATTGAATATAAGTTAGGTACTTCAAATTGTCTCGTCTTATCGTCCTTTTTAATTTTTGTAGGGTGAGCTACTAAAAAGCAATGAATGTTATTAAACTCACAAAACCTACCTAATTGATCGAGTGCTATTCCAACATACTTAGATTCATTGTCGGTGTATTTATGTTCTAACTTATTCCAAGCATCTATAACAAAAAAATCTAGTCCATACCTAGCATGAAGTCGTTTAACGTGAGTAAGTATTGAATCGAGTGTAAAATCATTTTCAGGCTTAATAAACCATATTTTTTTATCCAATGCTTCTTTGACTTGGTTTACTTCAAACATAGTCATTCGACCTATACCATTCCACGCTTTACCTGTTATTTTCCTAGCAAGCTTTGAGAAATGTAATTTTGTAGGTTTATTTTCAGGTGAGTAATAAGCTCCCTTCCAATTATAGTTTACAAATAACCTTAGTATTATTTCATCAAGGAAATCCGATTTACCGTGGTTTGGTATTCCGGTAATGGTTGTAATGTATCCTTTAACAAACCTAATATACTGATCAAAATTTTTGTGTCCTATTTTTAAACCTTCATCAAGTCCATTTTGGTAAAGGTCATCTATTTCATTTGAGTAGTCAGATATTGTAAAAGTACCTTCTATGTCAAATTCTTTTGCATCCTGAATAGACTCAAGTATTCCCTGTATTCCGTATTTTATTAAACACTCGTTTGCATCCTTGCAATCTTTAAACTCAACCACCTTGCAGCGTTCCTTACCTAACCTTTCGGATAGTTCATCTTTAAGTTTACGACCTGGTAAGTCATTGTCTAAACAAAGATAAAATAATGGAGTATTTTGTATGTGATCGGCTACATGGTTTAAGTATTCTTGGTTTGCGTTTGCTCCGTTTGGTACTGATAAAACATTCTTTTTGCCGGCCTCAAATAAACTTAAAGCATCTATCTCACCTTCAGTAATGAATATAGGTTCATTAAAGTCTATTAGGTTTAAACCATAAAAAGCAAGCTGCGATCCTTTGTGAAGTTTAAAATGTTTATTACCAGTACGGTATTTAATATTAATTAGTTGATTATCAACGTCAAAATAATTAAATTGAATAGTATTCATCTCCTTGCCGGCTTGAGGCATAAACTCTAGGCCTTCTGTTATCTTGTAAACTTTTAAGGTAACTTGTGAAATTTTGCGATCTTCAAACCATTTAACTACTTTATTGCTTAATTCGGTTTTATTTTTCCATTCAGGTTTTATGTAAACCTTTTGCTCCATTTCTACTTTCAAAAACCCTGACCAGTTGCAATGGTGACATTTCCAAACTTGCTTATCAAGGTTTACGGATAGGCACTTGTCAGACTTCTTTTTTCGGTTCGGTGAACACTTAGGGCAGGTCGTTTGGTATTCACCGGCTATTTTATTTGATGGTACGTTAATACCGTAGTTTGAGTAGTCCATTAGTAAACCATTTGTGATTTATTGTTTTGTTCCTTTTCCAACCACTTTTTGCAAGTTAGGTATAAACTAATATAATTTTTATTATTACGGTAATTCTCAATAGAATCTAAAGTACTGTCGATTTGTTTAATAGTATATTTTTCTTTTAATTTATTTACTTCATCAACAGTAATTGACAAATGATTAAAAGCTCTATAAATATTATTATTATTTTTTTTATTAGTACTTGGTTTATTAGTACTTAGTTTATTAGTACTTTGTAGGTGCTGTTTTACCGTTGACGGTTTTACCGTTAACGGTTTTTCAGTAAACGGTATTTCAGTATACGGTTTATCATAAACAATATGCTCGTATGTAATTTTACCGTTATTATTACTTTTAGTTGATTTAATGTATTTATATTCAGTAAGTTCCTTAAATATTTTGTCAAGCTTATCTCTTCCAATATTTAATGAAGCATGCAAAGTAGTTTTATAAATTACCCAATCATGCGGTAAACTTAAAAAATAACTAAGTAATCCAACAGCCTCAATACTTAATCCAGAATTAAATATATCGTTTGGAATTACCGTATAATTTTTTACATGTTTTGATTTATAAATTGCCATGATTTTTTTTTAAATAACAAACCCCATCAAATTTTCGGAGTGCAGTCCTACTCATTTAACAGGGTTCAAAGTTTTTTAATTTGTCAGCTTCTGCACAAGCTTTTACAAAACTACAAAATTAAAATGGAATGTCAATATTTTCGTCAGATAAATTTACATTATTTTGTTTTAAAATTTGATTTATTTTATTAGTTGCTTTTTCCATTTCTTTATCAACATCTTTTATTGAAATATTCCATGCAACTATAGTGTTATAATATTTACCAGCATATTCCCTTCCAGTTAAATTAAATTTAACTCTTATATCATCACCAATTTTAAATCTATTTAATTGATTAATATTTTTATTATTAACTTGAAATTGAATTAATTGAGGATAAGTATCATGTGTTTTTATTACAAATTCCTGTATTGTAAAATTATCAGTAATTTGTTTTTTTTCATTAATTAAATGAATAGTTCCTGTTGTTTCCATGTGTTTTTATTATTTAAGTTATTATTTAATTTTCTTTTTTCTTTTATAGATTTCCATTTTTCATATGCTTCAGATTTTGGTTGACTTTGACCTAATCCTTTGCAATAATAGTCATTTCTTAAAATACATCTAGCCATTCTTTTCCATGATGGAGCCCAACATTTTATTTCTAAATCATGAGGAGCTTGATCTGGAATTAAATTATAACCTCTTTTTTTCCAACCAACTATAAATTTTATGAATTTTTCCCTATAATTTTTTTGAGTTTTGACTGGAAGAGATTTTAATAAGTAATTTGTAAATAATTGCCATGTATAATTAGAAGGTTTTGTTACATCATTATAACCATTAATATTTCCTTTTTCTTGAATATATAAACTACCACTATTTACACCGCTAACCCTATTTAATATTTTATACCATGTAGTTGGTTCTAAAATATGATATAACCACAAACCTCTTTTTTGATCATCACCATAAGGTTGACATAATCTTTGATTACTTAATTTTACTCCAGCCATTGTCATTAAATCATAAATTTTATTATGAATTAAATTTTTAAATTTAGAATGAAAAATCCAAATATCTTCCGTTCTCCAATCATAAATAGGATAAATATTATATAAATTTTTAGAAACTTTTGTAGTCCATTTCCAATTATTTATAGTTAGATTTTTTTTATCTGAAACTATAGCTCTATATCTATGCAAACTTTCATCCGCTCTTATTCCTATAAATCCAGCAGTTAATTTATCATTTGCATACCATTCACCAAAAATAACCATTAATTCTTCAAATTCCATTTTAGGTATATAAAAATCATATTCTGATAAATCATTAGCTTCTTTTGGTTTATTTCTAATCCAAATATCTTTTTTTGATTCATCCCAACATACCCATTTAGGTTCAAAATCACTTACAGCATTTCTTAAAAGTAATTCACCACAAAACCAATGTAAATCAATATTATCTTTATACATTTCAATCATAGATCTAATATGATTAATTGTATGTTCATATTGAGCTTCTAAATCAATTATTAAAATTCCAACTTTAATATTTCTTTTTTTAGCTTCATCCATTACCATGTGCATCATTACTGTACTATCCTTACCACCTGAAAAACTTATATAAAATTTTTCAAAAGTGTCAAAAGTTTTTGAAATTCTTTCTTTAGTAGCTTCAAAAACATTTTTATTAATATATTTTTTTATAGCCATTTTAATATAGTTCTACTTGTCTATTAATACTTAATGCTTGATCCATTGTTAATTCATTTCTATTATTATTTTTTAGCCAAATATTTAAATATTTTAATGCTAATTCATTTGCTTTTATTTGTTCTTCTTGAGATAATAAATTAAAACCTGAACAAAATATAGAAGGGATACCGGCATGTAAACACACTGATGCTTGTCCTAACCATGCTATTCTATTCATAGATTTATTAGTCAAATAATGTTCGCATGAAAATTTCCATTCATTAATTACTTTATTTAATACATTTTCAAATAAATTTAAATCTCTTAAAAAATTAGCATAAAAAAATTCACATTGTTCTTTTGTCATACCTTCTTTTTTACTTGAATAAAATCCTGCTTTATGGCATTCCCATTTATCATAAGTGTGATAAATTCTATCTTTATCATTTTCATTTGGTATTTTAAATTCATTCATGAATTCTTCATTTATGTCATCAGATATTTCTTCAAAATTATCTACGTAATCAGATGATTCCCATGCAGATGAAAAATCATTATCATTAAATATATTTTCTAATCCTGAAATTTGACATAGTCTTAAAACTTCTTCTTCATCCATTCCAAGTTGTTTAGCAATTCTTTGATTAGTCCAATTTCTATTTTTTAATTCAATTACTATTTCACTCATTGCATTTATTTGATGCTTACCTCTAGCTCTATTATGTCTAATAGTTGATGCTATCCTGTCATTTTTATCAGATTGTTCTTTTCTAATAGTTACAATTGGTAAAAAATTCATGATTCTTTGATTAATTATCTTTGATTCTTTACCTACTCTATTTCTATGGAATCCGTCAATAACTTCAACTTTATTTTTATCAGGATTATCCCATGTTACAATTGGTTGAGTATATCCATCGTTTAAAATAGATATTTCAAGCAATTCCATTTCAGGTGGAGCTACTTTATTAGGGTTATAATCGTTAGATGTTACATTTGTTGAAACTTCCCATTTAACATAATCAATTGGTTCATTTTTTAGTGGACTTAATAAATGAATTTGGTATCTTAAATCGTTTATATATTTAATTTTATCAATATCATTTAAATTTTGTAAATCATTATTTAATAATTCAGTTATTTTATTTAAATTTTCCATATTACTTAATTTGTAGGTTATTATTAGTTACTAGCCTAGCTCCTGGTACATCCTTACCTAGCTTTAATGAGTCTTTAATTAAAGTTTTATCAGGTGACTCGGTTACTTTTAAAGTTTTGTACATGGAAGGTAAAGCGTTTACATCTTCGACCTCAACCGACTCCGATTTACGGAAGCTTAGTTTTAATGTAGGTGTTTGTACTTTATCCATGCCGAATAGCTCCATAGCTGCCTTAATACGTGTTTTTAAGCGTTCTAAGGCACTTTCACGACTTCGCTTAATACTTTGTAACCTTTTTATCTCTGCGTCTATTATATAGCACTCAGCGTCTAATTTACGGATAACGTGGCCGTATGCTATTGACTTCGTTTCAAACTCGGCTAGGGTAATGTCTAAGGCTTGCTCTAGTTCGGGAGTTAACTCACCTTCTAACTCGATTAGTTTGTCGGCTAACTCGATATACTGTTGTTCAATTTTAAATAGGTTCATGTTATTTGTTTTTTATGATTTGTTCAAAGAAAAATATTTGAGCTTCGTTTAGTTTGTACTTCTTTTGCACTTGTTCAATAGTACCGCCTTCTTTAAGGAATTTCTCAACATCGGCAGCTTTTGATTGTGGTAATTCGGGTAAGTCTTTTTTAGGTTGTTCTTTTGTTTCTGTTTTTTTGTTTTCATGGTCAGGATCGGACTCTGTTTCATCAATTAGGAATAAACCATTTAAAGCGTATTTACGTGCGTAGCTTGATGCTGTGCCAGTACATTGTTCACTACTCATGCCTTTGTGTTCTCCCATTTCAGCAAAGCCAAATATTTCTAATTGGGTAGTTTGGTTGGCAAGGTTTGCAGTAGCTTTTAAAAATAACTTATTACCTATTGGTACGATGTCATCAGTCATTGTCAAAACAACATTGTATTTTTTAAGTAATGGTTTAACAGCTTCGAGAATATCCTCGGCTGAACGGTATTTGTATTTACCAAATGAATTGTAATTACCCTTAGGTACTTTTAGCTCTGATTGAATTGCAATAAGACTTTCTGAAAGACTAAATTGCTTTGTGTTTGATTTTTCCATGTTTGTGATTTTATGCGAAGTTATAAATTAATTATGAATTGACAAAATTATTTATTGTCATATTTATTATACGTTAATAAGTATATTTAACTTAATGTAGTAGTTTTATATTATTATGCGCATAGTTTATGCGGGTATAAAGTAGTTAGGCGTAATGGCTACGATAAGTTTCCATAAGATAATTTCCCCATTGACTTGACATAGCTTGTGCAATGCCTGGAAATGTTTTTGACCTTACCTTGCTTCGTTCATCGCCTTTTAAACTCCTTGCTTCTTTAAACCATAATGGTTGCCTTTTTTTCTTTCCGGTCTTGCTATCAATCCATTCAAAAAACTCTCCTTTCTCTGTATGTGTTACCACATCATCAAATAAATTAGGTGCTGCATTGTGGTATAATCCTGGTAAATTTTTCAACCAAAGGCAAGTTGTTTTTTGCGCCTTATCGCCAAAATAATACGGTTGAATTACTTGTGTTGGTGGCATATAAATTTTGCTCATTATTCCTACTGGGTTTTCTATTGCTATATGTTTTATTTTGGCTTTTGCAATCGCTAAAAAAAAGTCAATCCCTTGTTGCTGTCTGCCATCTTTTCGCTTTTGTTCAAACCAAGCTGCACCACTCACAGCTAAATGTGTGCAAGGCGGAAAGGCTATCATAGCATCCCAATTATCATCTATAATGTCAAAAACATTTCCTTGATAATGCTTTGCGTTAGGGTTTCTGTTTTCTTGCAAATCGCAACTCCAAGCATCAAATCCCATTGCTTCAAATCTACCTCTAACTTCATCGCTTTCCTCACAAGCTATTAAAATTCTTATTCCGTTTTCCATATTTAATTTATCGTTTAATTAACCGCCACATACGCCTAACAGCACATAAGCAAAAGCCCAAATCCAACCGCACAAAGCCACCGCTATTTGTGCCTTCGCTTATCTGCAAAAAGTTAGCTACCTATCCCACTTGTAAGGTGTCAAAGCTTTGTAAGTACTGTAAATTGATCCTAGCTCGTTTACCCTCCTCCTCCAAAAGAATTTTTCTATTCCGTTCGTTTCTTCGTGCATATCAATAGCGTTAAAAAATAACTTTTCAATTTTACGGATGTACTCTAAATTCATTACATCACTTTTCACATTGTACTTAGCCATGATCTTATCAAGGTTGTTAGTGTACTGATCGTTTGTTAACTCACCTTGTATCTCCTTGCGTGACTTACCGGCAAGGATTAACTGTTCCATTTCGTTTATTGTCATTGCATTAATTTTTTTAAGTAAATAGCTAGATCTAAAGCTTCTTCGTAAGCATGCTGTAACCATTCATTTTGTGATAAGTCAGAACGATCAACAGTAGTTCCGTATTCCTTTAAACCTTTTTCTTCTCTTTGTTTTAAGTCGTTAATGACTTGTTCTAAAATTTGACTCATATTAGTTTTTATAGTAACATGCTTTAATGTGGTTTTTATCTAGTAACTCGCAAAACTTTTCAAAGCTCATTTTATATTCAGTCTCCCATTCCTGGTCATCCGTCCAAATTAATACCGAAGGTTCGCAGCTTAAAATATATTTCGGAGGTTCAAAATGAGGTCTGTAAATAATATCTTTTAAAAGTCTTTTACCGTTTGGAGTAATAATGACTAGCCTTGCAATTTCATTACTACATAATGTATCCTTTAAAAAGGAGCAGTCTTTAATTAGGTTCACGATACTCTTATTACTTTAATGAAGTGTTTTCCTTTGTACTCTTCTTTAACCGTCCTGAATTTCTTACCTGGATTTTTACTTTCGTAGTGGTAAATACTACCGTAGATACTTGCGTTATTGCTAGGGCTATATTCACGACCGTAGAAAAACTCATTTACTCCTAATGCTTCGAACGGATAAACCTCACGTCCAAACTTTACTCTAGTTGTTTCTAATGGCATTAATAAAGCTTCATTAATAGCATCTAAAACATATTTAGGTATATCGGGAATAGGTGAGTAATGGTTTTTATACCAATGCTTTTTAAGCAGTTTTAACGCGTCCATGTAGGTTTTCGGTTACAAGTAAATAATCAAATAAACTAGCCCTACGTTCTGCCAAACGTTCCCACTTAATACACTTTTGGTTTTCGGATAGGTTACTAGCTAACAACTCCGCAATTTGGTCGTCAATTTGGTATATTTGAGACCTGATTTCTCTAATTTGTTGTAAGTATTCCATTTTTTGTGTTTTTAATTATGCTGCAATTTATAACTAATTTATAACATGACAACAAAAAAAAGTAAATTATTTTATAACTTACTGATTTTCAACCTCATTATTTTCAGGCTTTTCAAATTGTTTACTATAAACAGGTAACACGTTATCAATAAACCATTGGAAGGAATTGCAACAAATTACATAAGTACCATCAAAGAAATTAACCTTAGTACCATTGGCTATAAACTCACCCTCATCGTCAAACAAAGGAAAGTCGCAAAAGTCAGCAATAGTCTTCTCGGCAGGATCAAAACAATAGTTAACCCTTATCCAACCGTCTTTTTTGTCGGCAAAATACACATTCCCTTCTTCGCCAAAAGCAGCAATATAATGCCTTTCAAATATCCTGAAACAAACCATCAATATATCTTACCTTTAACTATTCTTAAATTCTGTAGGTGATACGTTCCGTCCGTGCTTAAATCCAAGGTTGCAAAACCATGATTCCATTTATTATAAGGCATGTATAAAGGTGACGACTCCCCTAAATGGCCAGTTGAGTGAGTAGTTATAACATCGCCTTGTAAGGTTGTTTCTGTATGGCTTGAGGTCTTATGAAAGTGACCTACTAGAATAGAGTCGCAAGCTTTTAAAAACATCGACCTAGCAGGATTAACACCACCCGATCCACCTGGGAACTCATGACCGTGTAAAATATTTAACTTACCGGCTTGTATAATACGCTTAT